ACCGTTATAAGTACCGGTTGCAAATATTTCTATGGTTGTTGATCCGCTTGGATCATCAATTACGTGGTAGGTCAGTTTTAAACAATCGCACATTTTATTAATATATTTTATTTAACACGAAAATATCGCTATAAATTGAATTTAACGCACTATTTGAACTGAATTGCGCGGTAATGTTTAACGTGTTGCCAATTGTTGTGTCAAACGTTGTATTGTTAACGTAATTCCATGCAAAACCTTGTTGGGTTCCGGATGCTAATTTAAGTACGTGGAATTGAGACAATGAAACAATTTCGGCAACGCCCGTTGAACCAATAGCCCTAATCGTGAAATTAGTGGATAACATAAAAACTTGTCCCGTTATTGCGGGCATTGTTAACGGTCCAGAACTTCCCAAATCAACCGCCCCGGATTTTAAACGAATGGTAATAGTATCATTATTTTTTGAACTTATTAAACCGCCCATATCTAAACGGAATGAATCACCTACTTTAAAACTATTGGCCGGAACAATTAAAGAACCAACGCCCCCATCAATTAACGTTCCCTCGGTTGTTGTTGCTGTTATTGGTGTACTATTTCCTGTTTGCGCAAATAAACCTGGTATAACACCGGCGCGTAATGTGGCCCCGCTTATTTTTTTACTTTCAAATGCGGTTCCGTTCCATTGGTCAACATCGAAATAATCTTCGTTGTTTATTTGTGTTGCTTCTAATGGATATTGATTAATTTGTATTCCCATAATTTTAAATTTAAGATATTATTTTTTGTTCTGAATCAGTTGTGAATTTATATTGTCCGTCTGTTGTTATTTTATAACTTGCGTATTCGGTACCGGAACATCCTTTTATTTTACATGTGATTTTTACGCCATTGGTCAAATCCATCAAATTAGGATTGAAATAACATTCCATTTGTGCAATTGCTCCGGTTGGATAAGTTATTGGCACAAGCAACCCGCTCATTGGCGATAATGGATTATTCTGGTTATTATCGTATGGAACAACGGAACTGACAATAAAACGTTGTGACGCTTCAAATGGCTCGATGGTTATTTGTCCCCAAATATTTTCAGCGTTCCAATATTCACCGTTATTCAATAAATTAGCAACCCGTATTCTCATTAATTCACCTTCAATAATACTTGTTACAACCGTATTATCTAAATCCCTTATTAAATCGATTTTTTGATCAATCACCGGATCCGAATCGTAATCTTTTAATGTCAGTGAGTCATTAAATTCGTATGTTAAACCGCCTTTAATCAGTTCTAACCTTAATCGAATTGTCCAATCGCCGGTGTTATCGTATGGAACCCAATTTTTTGTTTGCTCATTTGGGTAAAAATCTGAATCGGCGTTAGTTTGCGGTAACCAATATTCCCAACGATTAATAAAAGGAAAATTTAATGTTGCACCATATTTACCAGAAACATTAATTACAGGGTTTAAATATAATGTACCGTTTCTTTTTACCGATGTCGTTGGTAATTGTGGAACTAAAATTTGATTAAAATTTAATAAATGCTGAATCCCGTTAAAAGGTACCGCGGTAAAATCGAAAAAAGTCGTGAATAACGTGAATGTTTCTAATGTCACGGTGTTAAAAGCTTCAATTTTAGCCGTTAAACTTTCATATTGTTCACCTTCATTTAACCAAAAATCTATGCTAAAGCCTAAATCGTCTTCAGTGTTACATTCATAACCGCTTATATTTACAGATGGCGCCGTTAATTGTTGTGAATGATCAAAAAATTGTGATTGGTAAACGTCAATTAAACCCCCAACTGGTTGTGTTTTTGTCAATTGACCACTGAATAAAAGCAAATTCATATTGCCATATTTGGCCCATAAATAAAACAATCTATTGCCAACCTCTAAAGATTCGAAAAATGTTGTGAATTGTGCATTCGGGTTAAATTGTAAATCTATTGTGTGCGTTGTTCCAACCGTAGTGATATTATTCAGTAATAAATCAAACCCGGCCCCGCTGGAATTTAATGCGCCTGTTTCAGGGACACCAATTGTAAATTCGCGCGTTTCTAAAATCATGGTTAAATTGCTTTGATCAACCAATTGATTTTTGTAATATGAATCATCAATGGACACATAACAACCGCCAAATCCAAATTCAGTCGATGCCGAATCAATAACCACTTGAAACCCGGTTGAAGCGTTGTAATATAATTCGTCAACGCCTTGAATCAATGTCGCATCAATAACGCTTGTATTATGCGCTTGATTAAACCAACCGGTATTGGCTGAATCATTTATGATTTTTTCCGTTTGTCCGAATGGCTCATTAGCTAATGAAGACCAAACTAATTTCAGATAAAATTTCAAACAATTACCGGTATTAAACCAACTTGAATCGTAAACACCGGAATTGATTATGTAAATATATAGCTTATAAGCGCGTTGATCATTTGGGACGTCAGAAATTCGTTCAAATATTCCTGTAACGGTAAATTGACCAGATCGATTGCCAACCTTCACGCCAACGATATCATCGCCAACGATCATTGAATTAATCCCATCGAAAACAAGTTTAGTTGGTTCGCCATCTATTAAACTAAATTCTGATCCTTGTAAGTTATTTAAGACGTGATTTACATTAATCTCGAGCGTGTCACGGTCTCGATCTGTTACGGTGATCACGGCAAATTGGCCTAATGTGATATCGTACCAACCCAATAATGTACTAACTTCGATATAATCATTATCAACGTAATTTAATGTGGCCGAATATGAATTTAATGGTGTCGAACTTGTATTATCATAAAATGATATTGTCACGGTATCACCAATTCGGAACCCTTCATCTAACCAACCTTGTGTTGCACTAAATATTTGATAGGTTGAAATATCTAATGTCAATGGGTTACTTAATGATGTAATAGAAATATTTGAATGTATTTCTAAAGTCACAGCGGTAAAATCACCGGCATTACTTTCATAATAACTTAAATCATTACCAAAAATATCGGTGAACTTTTTACTTTGAATCTGTATTGGCATAACGTTTAGTTAATTCGTTTATCTTATTTATATCGCCTTTACGCATGGCTTTTAATGTACTTTCGATGTCCTTTTGAATAGGTTTTACCGAATCCTGTATTTCATTTGGCAAATCGGCTAAAAACCGCCTTTGCAATTGTTCTAATTTAGATAATGAATTGCTTAATTCTTTTCCGATCGCGTTTAATTGTTCAAAATTTTCCATCTAATCATTTATTATTAATGTTTGCACCCGGCCCGCAGCGTAATTATCTGGCATTTTATACGTTATTTGCGCGTAATGTGTTTCATCGATAAATTCAATACGCAATATTTCACAAATCAACCCGTCTATTTCCGCATAATTATTAGTCAGTAAAGTTACAAATTCAGCATTGGTTAACATAACGCGGGCATCACTTTTTATGATCGCATCGCGAAATTGTATTTGATTGATATAATGATAATTATTCCATAATGCTTTTGCGCTAATATAATTTGTGTAATCGCCTGTTTGTTTACCGCCAACGGTCCATAATAATTTAGTTTGTGTGAAGAAGCTTTGGCCGATCATCAGAACGCCTAATCGTTTATCAATCTGGGATTCGAAATTTGTCCCGTTACCAAATATACTTGTGATATTATCTATCAAATTAAAAAATGATTTAGCCAATAATTCTAAATACGTGAAATTATTTTTGCGGCGTCCTAATGAAAATGGCGGGTTGACATCATTCAATCCCTTTATACTGACTAAATCAGCATTCACATAATTTGTTGCTTCTGTGCTATATTCGGCATCGTGCCAATTATACATAATATCTAATGTGTGAAAATCGCCTAAATCCAAATTGTAATGTATGTAATAACGTTTCCAAATATCATCAACATTATAGGTAAATGAATCATCTCTTTCAGCCTGTAAATTTAATGCCGGTGTGAGCTGGTTCCCGGTTGCATTCTGGTAATAATCCCAACGTTCCATTTTCACCACGCCATCAATAACGCGTGTTTCACCATTTATTAATGTGGTTGCTGCATTCATTAAAGCGCCTAATGTGGAAACGGTATCGGATGAACTTGGTACCCCTTTATTAAATGGCGGAATTAATGCATCTGGTGTTATGTCAATTATGGAATCTCGATCTCTTATTAAAGGTACCGGTAAAATTGTATAATTCGGGAATGCATCTAACGTTGTTGATTCAAACCCGTAACCAAGAAACGCGCAACCCACTTGTAACAAATCCTTTAATTTACATGCTTTTAAATAACGTATTGGCGGAAAAATCAGTACAAATAATTGGCTTGCTAAATCATATATTGCTAAAAATAATGCAGCAAAATAAACAATTCTGGCGGCTAATTTTATATACAACGCAATAATATCGCCCGTGTCAACGGATGGCGGAACGCCCGTATTTAATGTTGTGGCCTGTACAATTTCGGCAATGCTTTCTTGAATTTCTTTCGCAACAGCGATTAATTCGCGTGTTATTCCAAATATCGAAAGGCTTAAAGAAACACCCAATTCCAATTGGTTATCTTTGATCACCACATAAGGAACATTAAATGTTGGGAAAATCTGGCCTTTCTTTAACATCAATTCGAATGATGTCGCATTAGCATTATCGAAAAATGAATCATTTGCTAAACGTCTTTTAATTTTAACTTCGCATTCATGATTCCTAAAGACACAACCGGCATCCGTTAGATCAACATAATATTGTAAAGAAATTCCGGGTTCCATTTCCACTCGGTAAGGGATGCCTTCAAATATACCGATGTTAGAAATATGTTGTTTTACTATATCGTAACCCTCACGTACTAATGTAATCGAATCAACATTTAATGATAATATTTCTGGATTGTCTTTTATGGTAAAATCAGAAATTAAACCTATTTCATTTACGTTTTTTGGACTAATTTCTATGTCATTTATAAAATGTCGCATTTTCTTTACATGTTTATTTGTTTATACGTGTTTCATGTATAAATTTTTTCATTTTCTTATCTTGAAACGGTTCGTTTTAATTGTATTTCCTTGTTTCGTTGTTTTAACAATATGCATCATTGATTGTGTGATTTCGCCTAATTCAATGTTCGTTTCTGGTTTATTTTTTATTGTGTTATTTAATTCATCGATTTTATTAACTAAAACAGCTGTTTCGAATGCGGTTCCAATTTGACCATTAGCACCAATTAAACGACCGTTATTGTATTGCTGCGCTAACATCGTTAATTGTTCGTTGCTCATGGATCCAATTTGTTCATTTAATGATTTAGGAATTACCCTTTCGTGTGGGTGTAATATAGCATGAAAACCGCCTTTGCCATCAACACCTTGCCCATGTGTTCCGGTGTCTTCTGTCCCATCAAAGAACGCTGGCATTTGTGATAATAAGGTATTAGCGAATTGTTGCAATAATACCGTGTCTTTTATGGTTTCTATTAATGGATTATCTACACCTTCCAGGACCTTTGCATTATAAGTTGAATAAATAGCGCTGGCCATTTGGATTGCTTGTTGTCGCCGTAATTCTTTTTCCTTTTTGCGATTGGCTTCATTGATGATCCGTTGCTGTTCAGCCAATGATTCTTTAGCGTTGATATTTCCGTTTTCCGCTAATGTTTTTAACGTGTCGTATTGGCTTTGTGCGGCTTCAATTTCTTTATCCATCTGTTCAATTTTTTTATTCGATTGATCGATGAAATAAGTGGTTAATTGATCAGCTATATTTTGTAATGTTTCAGCGCGAGTTGTTTCAATTTCAATTTCTTTTTGCGCGGCTTCATCGGATGCCTCAACACGTCGGTCCATGTAATCATTATATGTTGTGTCAATTTGTTCCATCGCATCCAAATATTCCTGTTGCGCTGTTTCATCATTTTTAATTATTTCCTCATTAGCTTTGGCATTAATTATTTCCAATTCTGTTTTTAAATCTTCAGTCATTTTTATAATGTTTGCATTCACCGTTTCAGATTCTTTGACGCTTTGTTTATCTAAATCAATGATGGATTCATTTAATTCTTTTTGGATCCTGGAAATTTCTTTTTTATTTCCTTTTGCGGCTAAAATTTCATCTGTTGCTTTATCTTTAATCGTCTTTAAATTTTCATCGTAATTATTCTGCAAATTATCAATTTCTAATTGTGCTTTGTCAATATAACTTTGTTTCATCGTTTGATATTCATAATCACGTCTTTGCTTTATGTTATCCTCTTCCATTTTAGCTTTTTTATCCAACAATTCACGTAATTTATTTGTGTCAAATTCCTGTCCTGTTCTGATCAAATTTTGCACTGACATAATTTGCGCATCAATTTCACGCGTCACGGCGTCAATATCCCTTTGTTGCAATACTTCGGTCAATTTTTGCTGCAATTCAATCTGTTGTGTTAGATATTCATTTGTTTTATTTAATGTTTGATTAAATTCATATTGCTTAACAATGACTGTTTTTGTGTGTTTCACTTGTTGTTCTTGTTGTTTCTTTTCCAGCGCGGTTAATTCACCTGTTTGCGCGCCTTTCTTTTTCATGTTATCAATATCCCTTTGGATTATTGCGTCTTGTTCATCTAAATACGCAATATTTTTTTCCGCCTCTTTATTTAAATCGTTATAATATTCTTTGTTGCTCGAATACCATGTCAAAGTTGATAAATCTAAACCACCTTCGGACCACCATGAACCCTGTTCTTTTTCCGCTTCTAATGTATTTAATACGGTTTTTTCATATTCCTGGGCGCGCACAGATTGAATAGCTTTTTGCTTTGCCTGTAATTTCAATAAGGTGATGTTATCGATCAATTGCGCATTGATTCCGGCAATTGACATTTTTTCCAAATTGATGTTATCCAATAATCCAGGATATTCAGCCTGAAATTCACGAACCAATTGCAATTTTTGTTCCCGTGATAAACTTTCATCTTCTAATGACTTTGTCAGTTTATCGGCTGCGCTTAATTCACCGGAAATTGCGCTAATGGATTCTTTCACGGCATCATTATAAAGTTGTTGACCTTCTGAAACACCACTCATTGCCGCGCTTACATCATCCCATTTAGCAATTAAAACACCAACAGCGGCTATTAATAAACCAATTCCCGTTGCCGTAAATACTTTACCGGCATTGGTCATTTCAGAAAATTTAGAAACAATCGAATTTTGACCTTTTAAGAATTGGCCCATTTTAGTAAATGCGGCACCAAATCCGGCTCGAATTTCTGTTAATGAATCACCAATGGCCCCTAATGATTTTAACGCATCACCTAAACCGGCAAGGGCTTGTAAACGCATCATTGTTTTCATCACTGATTCGCTTTCAACACCCATCAAAGCCATTGCACTTTCAACACCCTGGAAAGCTGCAACACCTACTTGACCGGCGGTTGCCATAGCGCCGGCCATATTTTCAATTCCTGTTCCGGCTGTTGCTTTAATTACGGCGTTGGTATCACTTATTTGATCTTTTAATTCACCGGCTCGCATGCTCATTTCAGCAAATCGCGGGTCCGTTGTTTCCATCGTTTGCAAAGTCTTGGTTAATTCGCGCAATTCCTTTTTTAAATTGGCGGTACCGCTTTCATAATTACCCACATTCCTGAAATTATCGCCAACGGTTTTATCAATACCTTTTAATGCTTTATCACCTTCGCGGGCGGCTAATGTCACTTGTTCATATTGATCAGATAATTCCTTATACGCTAATGAACTTTGTTGCCCGGCCGATTCCATTTGTAGCATTTGCGCCGCCAATTCTTTTGATTGGTTTTTTAATTGCCTAGTATTGGCTTCTAATTGTTTATATGCGCTGGCTTCGTTTTGTGCTTGCTTTGATGCTTTTTCGCTTGCTTTGATTCGATCATTAGCAATTTTCTGTTCCCTTTGTGCGGTTTTTAACTTCTCTTGTTTTAATTTTTCTTCTTCTTTTTGAATGGCAATTAAATTCTTTTTAGCGGTCAATTCCTGTTGCTCAATGCTTATGCTGTCTTTTTTTAATTTATTAGCTTTTTCAGTGGCCGTAATGAATTCTGTGATGCCTTTCACATTAGATAAATCAGCGTTATTAATAGCTTTTTTAGATTCATCAGCCATTTGTTTAAATTCGGTTTTAACCTTCTCTAAAACATCAATAGTTTTTTCAGCCGATTCACGAACGCCTTTAAAGATATCTTCATTATCAAATAAATCACTTGCTTTTATTTGCCTTGCCATATTGTTCAATTAAATTAAAATACTCACGTACCGTTATTTGTTTAGTGTTTAACCAGGTCCCTAACCATTTGGAAATATAAATCAAACTTTCTTCGATTGTCATTCCTTTGCCGCCATTCTGCAACATGGCTTTTAATCGCGTTTCTTCAATTTCTATTTCTGTTAATTTAAAGCGATCACCTGTTAACACAAAATCTAATTCTAAAATCGCTTTTTTCTTCATCGCATTCAGCATTCGTTTATATGTTTCACTCAATCCGAATTCGTTTAAATATTCGTTGTAAATATTTTGCCATGTCACAACGTCCATTTCCGGCGATCCTGTTTCATTTTTACGTGTGAATTTCAAATAACCATCATTACATTTAATCCAATTGTATAATGGTAAATCATCGATCCCCTTGTAATAATTTTGATGCTTCATTTTGGTATCGAATAATAAGTTCTTCAACCAATTTCTGTTTACTTTCATCTGTTAATCCAATTATTCCTTCGCCATATTCAGCGAATAAATCCGTTGTTTGGCCAAATTCATCTGTTTTTATTGGGTCCGCGTCTATTTCAATTGCTAAATCTAATATTGCAATCGTCATTGATCGATAAAATGCGCCGGTATCGTATAACGTGTAAGGTGTCCCGGCCTGTTTTTCTGGGTTTAATATTTCTGTATAAGTGGAATAAGTACCAATTATTTCGCCTAATTCGTCAACCCCTTCATTATATAATTGATCCCATCGAATCCAATCTAAAATTTCTTCTTTAAAATCGGAATCCTTAAATACTTCTTTCCAAATTTCAGCGTGTTTTAACTGAATTGCCCGCTGCAATGCATCACCTAATAAAGTATTCATCAATTCCATAAAACAAAGTTATCAAAAAAGGGATGCCATTTGGCACCCCTTATTGTTAATAATTAACACGTTTTTACACGTTATTTCTTGGCTTTCTTTTTTATAGGACCATTTACTTGTTCCCATGCCATTTTAACGATGTCTTTACGTAAATAGGCGAATGTTTCGTAACACGTTGTTAACGTATTTTGTGCTAAATAATCGGCATTGAACGTTGTGTTACCTATTTTAACGCAATTCATTACAATTCTAAATAAGAATATTCACCATCGTAACCATCTTTTGCAACGGATAATGTCAAAGAATCACCGGTTGTTTGTGATGTGTACTGAATGAAATAAGTTCCCGCCGGGCTTTCTGTTATTGCCGTAATGGTAACCGCTAATGACGTTGTATTATTAAACAATGCCCAATCAGAAACCAATGTTGCACCTTGATAAATGATCGGATTTAACGCCGTTCCATAATCAAATTTTGCATCAAAAGTAATCGATCCCGTTTGAACTAAAATGTTTGAAAAATTAACATCAATTAAGCCTGTTAAATCGTTGAAATTTACATTCGCTTCTGTTGGTGTAATCATGTACATTGTTCCTTCATCAAATAAACGCTCAAAATCGAATGCAACCATGATTTTTGAAGTTGTTGAATCCGTTGCGAACATATATTTTGGGTCAAACGATGGATTATCAACCGGGATCGGATAAAGACCCGTTCCAACTTTAGAACCGATTAAATTTCCGTTGACGTCAACGATGTAAACCCCAAAATCCACGCATCTATTATTCTGTAATTTAGATAATAAAGTTGGTGAAGAATCTTCCGCCCACAATTCACCGGAAAATGATCTTTTTCCCTGGCGTAAAAATACCATACGACCGGAATTTGCTTCCTCAAATTGTGAATCAGCTTTCGGTAATTCTACATTTTCGAATATTGGCGTTGGAAACCAACGTTTTGAAGCATCCACTTCATTGATTAAATCGGACCATGTTGGCAATGGTGATGTCAAATCAATGAAATTAAGCGTTCCATCATTGGCCACTAATGGCACCATGATTAATTTACTTGTAACCGATTGGATCGGTAAACAATTTGGGCGCCCCGTATTGGATAAACCCGCATTACAATTGCATCCTAACATAATTTTTTATTTTTTAACATTTACAATTTTGTTTATATTTTTTTAAAGTGATGCGTAATTCAACCCCACTTAAATTTGCGTCTAATATATTTTTAAACATACCGTTTTGTTGTTCAACACCGAATCGGCTGAATGTGATCACTTCATAATTATCTATGGTCTCGAATGATCTGTTCGATTCTATGACATTAATAAAAGCTTTTGCCAATTGTTCCATTGGATAAACAACATTATCTCGGTGATCTTGAACATAAAATTGGGTTACATTTGTCTCATCTAAAAAAAACAACCTTAAATCGCTTTCAAAATCACAAACGGATTCACGCCCGAACTTTTGATAACGGATCAATTCAACTAACCAAGCTAATGGTGTTTTACTCATCACTGAATTATTTGCTTTGGTCCATTCCATATTAGCGGCTAATTTAGTTCCTGTTTGCCAAAATGGTGATGGTAAATAAATGATTCCTTCTAAATCGTTTGTGTGGCCTATTGGTTCGGCTTTAATCCATTCATTCGGCTCAATGTCAGTGATCACATAAATATTATCGTTAGCATCAATTAATTTTTTACCGATCCTGGCCCATTTAGTTGAACAAAAAAACGTTTTATTTTCTAATTGGTCAAATGTGCCAATAATAGTGTTATCGATCGATAGCACTAAATTATTTACGATATTTGAAATTTCGTCGATCATAACCAATAAACCATGTTTTTACGTATGCCATTAAATTTACTAAAATCGCCTTTACCCACTTTTACAGCTTTAGCCGTGCCTAATGTTCCTGTGTTCGGATGGGTATTACTTGCCAATGTGAAAACATCATTAACAGAATAACCAGAACCGGCTGCATAAATACCAATTGATTGTATTTCACCGTTGCCCAATGGCGCCGTAACCGTTATTGTTTGGTCATTATTTCCGCCATCAATTGTTAAAATATCGCCGATTGAATAACCGGAACCAGGTTCGATAATTTCAATATTAGTTGGAACCCCGGATGGCGTTGTAAATACGCGAACCGTTGCACCGCCTATTCCAAACAATGGATAAATATTGCCATTAGTGTAACCAGATCCAACTGAACTTGGCGTGAATACGCGTATTCCATTTATTCCATAGGATGTAAACTCAATAACGCCGCCTGTTCCGGTACCTTGTGTTAAATTGGATAACCAATAATAACCATCATAACCGTTGCCATCTGTCAGTAATGCGATATTTAGTAATTGGCCTATTGGCGCGTTGTAATTAGTTATGATATAATATTGAATGGATCGATAAGTACGAATTGCTTCGTTATATCGCGTGTAAATCATTGAATAAAGCGTTGTTGCCGTTGTCGAATTTTCATTGGATGGGATCACCATTCCATTTGGCGTTGTTTGGTTAGTGGTGTCTTTTAAATATTCAAAATAAATAAAACCTTTCAACATCTGTTTGATCCCTTCGCTAATCAGTATTTGATTAGGTGAAACAACGTTCGTATCTATTTCGAACGGGTTATAAATGACCAAAAAATTTGGTGATTCTGGGACGTTAAACGGGTCTAAATCTGAAATAAATTCATTATATAATGTGGCCCCAAATAACTCGATTAGATACCTTTTTTCATAAATATCTATATAGTTTTGTAACTTGGATTGATCATATAAACCCGAATGTATTTCGTATTTACCCGTAAAATCAGTGATGTTGATTATCATTTTTTCAGTTTATTAATTTACCAAACCCACGTTTTAAAAACAATTTTAGCCGTTCGCCGGTGATCCTGTAAACATGACCTTTAATTAAATGCTTTGATGTTCCATTTGATTCGAAATTGTAAATATCTTTATCGTTTATATCGATATCGATATTTAACCCCTGGTCATTTTTCACTAAAGTAGCATCTAAAATTGGCGTGTCTAAATCCACTTTTAAACCGTTTTCATCGCGCTTTATTTCTATATCAATGTTTTTAGTATCGATCGAAATATTTACCGGCTTTTTGGTTCGTTTTTTCTTTTCCATATTAGACAAAATTTAAATGGGGCGGATTAACGCCCCGCTTAATTAATCGTTGATCGCTGCGATATCTGTTGCAATATTACCGGTAACGAATGCGTTAACATCGTTAGCCTTTACATAATGCACCAAACGTGCTTCAGCAATGATTGATAACATATTTCTTTGGAAATCGTCGTTGTTATATCCAACTTGCATGTTCACACCTTCGCGAACTCTTACGTTTGATTTACTGAAATCACCAACTAAATATTCACCCGCTGCAATGTTCGAAGTAACAACAACAGGCAAATTAGCAACGTATGAAAGCCCGTTTGCATCCATCAAAAACATTGGGAAAGTATATTCACCGGTTGTCGTTTTAGTCAATTGCATTGCGGCAACATCCATTGGGTTCAATACCACGTGTGTTGGCTCGAAGTTAGCCGCTTGAATTTGTGCAATCGCAATACGGATGACATCAGATAAATTCGCATTCACAACGGTACCGGCAAATGAACCCGGCGCGAAATTTTGCGCGATTGATAATAGACCGTTCAATGAAGAACCGCCCGCACCATTTAATAACGCATCTTCAATTGCTTGTTCTACTGATTCCATTAAATCGGTGTTTATTTCCGATTGGATAAACGCTAAATCGCTTAACATTTCTTTTGAAACGCGAATCATTGCAGCAACCTTTTTAACCTCTTCGGATACCTCAAGATAATTTGGTTTAACAACCTCTTTTAATTCACCTTCTGGTGTCCACGTTGAAACCGTTTCCGTTGTTTGTGCAACGTAGGTAACATATTTTGATGTTGTTGTTCCCGCGTTTACGATGTTACGAATTTTTATAACCGGTCTTTTAACGCGGTTAACACCCGGCTCCAATACGCTCAATGCAACGTTGCCGGAATAATTTTCAACAATTGTTGTTTCTTGTAATGCCTTAACATCCAAGTCAAATGTTTGCCCTTTTTGAACCGCTTCAACAATTTGTGCGTGCTTTTCAGCAAACGCGCTTGTCATTGCCTCGGCTAAATTTTTTGGCGCTGATTTTGGCAATGCTTTTTCGTTTATTGCTTCCAATTTACCTTCCATTTTAGCGATCGCCTTAATCATTTCATCGCTTTTAGTTTCCAATGACTTGAAGCCATCCAATTGTGTTTTAAGATCATCCATTTCGCTTTTAGTCGCAGCGGATGATAATTTTTCTGTAACCAGGTTGTTTATCTTCTCAACCACTTGTTCGGGAGTTAAATTTTCCATGTGTTTTGTTTTTTACTTTAAATTATTTATTACATCTGACCAATTAAACGACTCAACTACCGGCTTGTCCTCTGGCGAATGCTTTATGATTTGCGGTTCGCTTTTGGCAAGTGTTACTAATTGTGCGTTTAAAAATTTTAATTTCATTTCCATTTCGAAGAGCCTTTCATCTGATCCCTTACCATTACTTAACGCTTTAATCACCACGTCAATTTCATTTGATAATTTTTGTACGTGATCAATTTTATTTTGGCCTTTCATGACATCTACAACATTTGTAAATTCATTAGCGCCAAATGTAACCGCGGAACCCTCAAACAACATTAATTCCGTTATATTCCAATAACCGCCAGCCGGTTGCGTAGGGTCTTCGATCCATTTCATTTTGTCTGAAATATATTTGAAGCCAATAGAATGTTCTCTAATGATGCCATCCGCGTAATCATTCCAAGCGTCTTCACCAATCCTGGAATGTCCTAATTGGCCTATTGCGAATAATCCTTTTTCATCTTCCTGTAAATCAAGAAATTTACCTATTGGTTTTTCCCAATCATGCCATCGAAGGAATGCAATTTGCCTATTGGATCCGCTCATTGGACCGCGTTCTTGGATTGATTTAGTGAATGCGCCCCGGCGGATAATGTCATTATCAGAATCGATTATATCAAATCGTGACAAATAAACAGCTACTTGTTTTTTTTCGCTGTCCATATCTTTAATTTCGAATCCGCTTTTGACGTCGTAAATGCTTTGTTCTTTTTTCATATAGTTGTTTGCGTTGGTTCCTGTGTGATCATTGAGGAAGCTATATTTTCAGCATAACCGTAATAATTCACTAATGTGTTGATGGCCGTTTGTCTGGTCATTTGACCGGTTGAAACCGCCGTATTTAGATTAATAATGCCATCTAAACCGCCTACCGTTCCACGTAATTGTGTTTGCGCTTGTTGTAATCCGGCTGCCATCGATTCGGTCCGATCTATTTTTTCTAACGTTATGCCAAATTCATCCGCGTATTGTTGTTGGCTAATAACACCATCGCGTAACATCACGGAATACGCTTCTACTTTCGTTTTTTCGGCTGTTGCTTTGCTTTGTTCATCATCCTGTAATACCGGCAAATGTGAAAAATCCGCTTTTAAATAATAACCCTCATCCGCCAATTTCATTTGCTGCATAATTGTATTATACATTTCTTGGGTTTCTGGAATGATCGTATCGGTATAAACCATTCGAATTGAATCCCTCACATTGCTAAATGTTGATCCTTTATCGTTTGAAAATAGGTTATAATTTAAACCGTATGCGTCAATAATGGCAAGTTTATCCGCGGTTAATTCTTCAAATAACATCAAATCCCGTGTTGGATATGACATTGGAGTCCAATTAACCTGGCTTTCAGTGATCATCAATTCATCTTTTGAACGGTTATACCAATCCTGTTGGATCGATTTTTTTTCTGCCGGTGTCATTGGAATAACCCCGCCCATGTCGGAATTCTGTGCGCTCAATATACCAATTGCGCCGATATTCTCTAATAATACATTACGCTTATGATAACTTGCTTTGATGTTAGATAGTGGATATTTTAACGCATCTAATCGGCTTGTAGGTTTAACGATACTCATTCCATCCGCTGTTGTCAAATAAATGACGTCTTCAATGGATAATGTTTCGTATTTATCGCCATCGTATTTGAAACGGAACCCATTTATTAACCCGTCAACATCCATTTGTTTTAACGTGGCCCCGCTTAAATCTATGCGCATTTTACCGCTTGGTAAGGTGATCATTAAATTACGAACGTTCATTGATCTGACCGGCGCATAAGCGAACGCATTAGAATAAAGCGCATCATTAACGGATAATGAATAAACAACATCACCCCAACTTTGCATGGGATTCGGTTTTTTAATTAGATCGTTGAACCAATGATTTTCTACAACGTTTCCATCCGCATCGTAAAGAACCGGAATGTTTGAACTCATCATTGATGCGCGTTTATCGATCACCGCCCGCAATTCTGGGATGGATAAAAACCATTCCCACGCGTTATTGGTGTCAATCCAAACAGGTGTTTTAACGCCCCAAAGTTGTGTTTGCCAGGGCATTATACGTTGCATTTGGTTAATATATCTGTTTTGATATTCTGAATCGATACCAAAAAAAGCTTGCCAGAAATTTAAATCCATTTCATATTGATTAGATTTTCATCAAAGTTATGATAAATTTTTAAACATTGATTGAATAAATATTGATAATCCAGCTAAACAATCTGGCGCATCATCATTTTTATTTTTACCTTCTTTGCTAAAAGATATCACATTTTGCAGAAATAATTGGCTTTGCTGATCATCTTTTTTAAGGAATTTAAATCTGTTCATGATCCATGCGGATTGCATGATTATTCGCGTGATCTTATTTTGTGTATTATGAACCTGTAAAATTCTGGTTTTCGTCATCGTTTGTAAATGCCGGCTGAACATGGCCCCCATTGCATTGGATTCGACACGGCAATAATTCACGTTCCATTTGTTTAATAATTCAGCTGCTAATGGAATGCTTATATCGGTATTATCACGCGTAAAAAGATAATCTACAATGTAAATTTGACCCTGGATTATTTGAGCAATTGCAAGCGCTGTATAATCATTACCTTGATCCGAAACATCAATGTAACCAATGGCGCCATCGATCCCGCGTTTATGCGCATCCATTAATTCAGCATAATCAACATAATGCAATTCATTAAATAAACGTCCTTTTACATCAACGGGTTGTTGCATGTATTCCGCCGCCCATATTTCCGGCGCTGTTCTTTTTTGCTTCTCTAAATATTCCGTGGTTGTCATAACGGTTTCACAAAATGATTGGCCCCGTTCATCCAATGCCGGAATGATTATTGACTTATCATAAATTGATTGATCTATATTTCGACCGATAATATCATTCAATGACCAACGCGTTCCAATATCTATGCGGGCGCATCCCGTTTCGAATCTGGAATCATGCGTTGATTCTTTCCATTGGATTATTCGATCGTTCACGGTGTCACTTAATGCGTCTTCTATTCCGCGGTAAAGATCATCAGTTATTGCCACATTAGAGGCCCCGAACCCAATGATTGTTCCGCCAACACCCGCACCGAAATAACCAACTTGTTTGCTGCTATTAGTATTCCATCCTTGCAAATTGGCCTTATCTTCTGAAAGTTTGACATCTGGAAAAATGTGATGAAATTTATCGCTTTTAACAATGGCGCGAACATCGTAACTAAATTTTAAATATAGTGATGCCGTACATGTGTTACGCATTATTGATTTATCCGGGTTTTTGCCAATGGTCCATGCGCAAAATAATGACGTTATGTAACTTTTTCCGGCCCTTGGCGGCATGGAAACGCTCAAAGAATTTATTTTTTTTTCCTCAATTTCTTGAAAGGCATGCGCAATTTCTTCCAGGAATGGACGTTCACGAAAGAAAACAGAATCATAATAACAACAAAAAGTCCAAAATTCTCTTCGCGATAGTTCCGCGAGAAGCATTTGTTTAACCGCTGTTTTTTTATCATTCATCCGATCTTAATAATTCTTTAATTTCTTCAGTGGTGAAATTACTTAAATCTGGCGTCACGTGATGTTGTTTTGTTTCCATAAATGTTGTTGACAATCGGCGCCTTTCATCATCGTTTACGATCAGCTTCATTAATGCCATCTGTAACGTGGCGTTCTCGCTTTTATACCATTTATTACGCAAAGATACTTTGACGTTCATTCTATTTATGTGCAATTTATCATTTAGTTCGTTAAAATCGTTAGAATCAACAGGAAAATGATCGTAAAAGCAAGGTTTCGAACAAGGCAAATAGGTTATGACATCTTCGATAAAAAACAACTTATGTTTATCGATCGATTCTATTGCCATTTCTTTTAGTTTTTTCGTATTGTATGCCATGATTTTTATTCATTTGAGCAAAATATATAACTATTTGGCGGATAAAATGGAAATTCTTCTAACTCAAGTGGTATTTTACGCGATGATTTAACAATTTTAAACATCTTTTGTAAGCGCTCAATTACTTCTACGTAGGTTTTTATTCTTTTATCCATGTCAAATGAATATTCGAATACCATCTTTTTAATCCCCATATTATCATTTAATTCATTTAATATAGGTATCTCCGCTCCTTCTATGTTCATTTTAATACAATTGTAACCGTCTTTTATTAGTGTATTAAAACCCAAGGCTTTTATTGCTGTGATTTTTACGTTCTTTTTTGTGCTGCTGTTTAGATAATTACCGTACAAAGTATGTCTTCTAAATGATGCCGGGTTCGTACTTTCATAGAAATTGAGCGTTTTACCGTCCTGGCTTAATGGTACAATTGCGGCTCGAATAATTTCAACCTTAGAACCTACGTTATTTAACTGAATATTTTCTTTAATCATTTCGCAATTATCCAATTGGGGTTCGTATGCCCTAACATAACAACCTTTCAATGCAGCATAACAAGTGAAAGCGCCTATATTAGCGCCTAAATCAAGCCATTTTTCACCGGCGTTTATAGTAAATGGTAACTTGGGTTTTTGATAAGCTTTTTTGATCCAAGTTTCATCAACGCTTTTGATGTCGCTTGAACCTTCTCTAACGGCAAATTTTCCGGTGATCTGTTTATTTTTCGGTATGTAAATTACTTTATTCATCTGTTTTAGTTTTATTTTTATTCATTTTTCTGATTAAATTAAATTTATTAGGATCAGCCCGCCAATTACTTTCTATTTTATCACGTACTTTTTTAATCCTTTCTAATTCTGCTTCGTATGGGTAGCAATTTTTCATAGTGGCCAGGCTGTAAAACACACATGAAGCGCGGAAACCTTTATCACTTATTTGTTTAATTGGTGTAACACCGTGAATAATATTTTGGCCGTTAAATAATATCAATGCGCCATCCGATTGTTCGAACCCAATGTTATATTCCGGGCAAATTAAATGGCCCCCAATGACGTCTTCTTTTATGATCAGTACATTTGAATAAACATCTTTAAAATTACCCGTGTCACGGTGATATTTGATTGCGTGATTGACATTGAAATTAATCGTTGTAAATGGCGTGTCTTTTATAATGTAATCCTGTTCCACATTCGAACGTACTATTTGTAAATTTAGTTCATGCTGTGCGGGTAATAAATCTTTATAAACGTCATCTATGATTTTACTAAATTCAAGTATTTCATAAGCGATTTTTCGTTGTGTTTTAGTATCGGCTGTTATTCTGCAATAATCGTTTCGATACGGGACCCTTGGCAATGAACCGAAAATTGCTGATTGTGTTGGAATCCCATTCGACCGGGCGCTTTTAGAATATTTTGTATTCTTTACTAATCGTTTAACTTTGGCAATTTGATCAGCTGTTAAAATTTTATAAATAATAATAACTTCACCATTTTCTTGAATGATAGTGTCATTTTTTATGATCCGATCACATTCAGTTTTTTTCGGTATTTTTTTCAGATAATGTTCGAAATTACCATCTAATTTTTGTGCGTTAATTATTTCCATAATCAGCAATTTAGGATCATCCAAATTATGGCATCGCTATTTGTTTCACATTCTTGTTCTTTTTTAATGTGATTTAGTTTATCAACAACTTTGTCGTAATCTTCGTGTTTGATATATATTTCGAATTTCTTAACATCAGCGTTTAAATATTTTAAACTGATATCGTCAATGTGTTCATAATTCTGATTATTTGTTACGATGTCTTCAGCTTCATCAAAATCATCATTTATTGATAATTGCCATGTGTCTAACCCCCAATCACCCAATAATTCAGCATCCCATTCATTCGCAAGTAAATCCCAATCCCATTCACCAAAGCCAACATTATCTTTAATGATAAATTCCGCTTTCTGTTCTTCTGTTAAATTATCGGCTTTTATGATTGGTATAACTTTAATTCCGGCTTCTTTTATGGCTTTATATCGCATGTTACCGCCCAAAATGGTCATGTTTTCATCAACCACAATTGGCCGGATATCTAACATTTCTGGAAATTCTTTTATTGACTTGACTAATTTCTTGAATTTATCGTCTTTTATGATCCTGGGGTTGTTTTCTTTCGGCTTTATATCCGCTGTTTTTACTCTAATGATGTTCATTTTATATTATATTTAATTATTTTCCAATAATGCCACTATTTTATTTAGTATTTCGATAATTTTATCATTATGTTCGTACATATTTACACAAATAGCGTAAGCCTGTTCCGGGCTTTGTGCGGCCCCATCATTAATTACTATGGGAATGCACCTATTGATGAATTCTTCTTGTGTTTCGTTTTCCTGTGGTGTTGGCATAAATCAATTATTAAAATCAATGCAAATGATAGGTTTATTTTCAATTTCCTGTGATGGAATGTTGTTTATCACAAAATCAATTGATTCGTATTCATCTAAATCGGTTATTTTTTGAAGAATCTTTACTATTCTTTTTGCTGAATATACCGGCCGATGTGTTTCCGAACAATAACCTATAATACATGAATCGAAGTCGGTTGATAATACCCGGTTTAACCCTTCCCATATTTCAAAATAATTATCCAATGATCCAACGTAAAAAATGATAAATACCGATTGATGCCCAAAAACCAACTAATCTAACTAATGTATTGCTCATTGCTTTGTTATTTCGGAACCAACTTTGTATTGATGGCGTTTCCAAATGGGGCAATAATAACATAATAAGTTTATCGTTGTAATATGCTAATATGAATATCGGCATCAAACAAATCCCTAATATCATTTTCATTTTTTCTTTCATGCTTATCTTATTAAATGACGGGGAACGGATCAAAACAGAAAATAACCGTTCCCCATCATAATTGAAACATCATTCAAATTTATGGATTTTTTGATAAGTATTCGCCAATTTTTTGCAGCGTCCCAGAATGTAACCCTTTTTTATCATTACCAGAATGTAAATAAAGCCATAATTGATTCTGTTGTATGCCGCAATTTTTAGAAAATTGGTTTTCACTCATTCCTGTTTTTTGTAAATAATCCATGATCATTTTACGAACAATAATGTTTATGCTTGCCAGGTGTTTTGGTGTCATGGTTTAAATGGGTAAATCGTTATTGTCATTCATCCAATTTGGCATTTCTTTTTTGTTCAACTCGGCGTTTAATCGTTCATCGAATGAATCTTTATTTTTTAATTCTATGGTCCAACCCTCAACCGTGTTGAAATACTTTGTTACGCCGTCTTTAGTCCATTCACGCCCGCGCAAATTATAGTTTATCGAAACAAAATCACCAATTGTTAAATTGTTTAATAAATCGCATTTGTCATTAACAAACTGAATTGTTACAAATTGCGGGAATTGATCATCTGTTTTGATCACTAATTCCCTTTTTTTGAATTTTTCGCTCATCACAAACGTTTCGTTTATTACGTGAACGGTTCCATTGATTTTTGTTATTTCCATGTTTATTTATATTTCTTTATACATTTCGTTATAAATCGGCTTTAGATAGTCGATTCGTTCAATTATGCTTTCAATCGTTTTTTCATCGTATTGAATTTCATATTTCCGTATCCTTTTTTCCATTGGTATTTGCTCAAAATTATGTTTTGACCTAACAACACGTTCCGCAATGTCATAAATTTCATCTTGTGAATATTTTTCGAATTTTGGATCCGGTAACATTTTCCACGCTTCTTTATTGATTAAATCTAAAACCATTCGTTCCGGTGTTGTCAATAGGATATAAACTAATTCTGATACTTTTTTATTTGACAACCACATGTACGATTGTAATTGGTAATAATAGGCTTTATTGGTTAGTTCTTTTTGAAACCAAGGAAACGTTTCCGCACTAAATGAACATTTTATATCGGCTAAAACCGTTGGCGTTAATACGTCCGGTTCGCCGGTAATATAATCGTTAATCATGCGCGTTTTTGTTTCGGACACGTCAAACCAACCCAAAATGTTTTTGCAAATGTCAATCGCGAGCGGTTCTAATTCAATACCTTTTGTTGTTGGCATGCTTGAAAAATCGCGCTCAATTCCGTACTTGTCAAATAATACGATTGCCTCTAATTCTTTTCTTGTTGTTTCGCTGATTAATTCCGATTTTGAACGCGGGTTTGTCATTATGGCGCCAACTCCGGACGCCCGAATAATTAATGGATGTTTCATTGTTTCTGTTTTTAGATTGCAAATATATAAATTTATTTTAATATACCGAAATTAGGTGTGTTAACATCATCTATATTATCTGATTTCATTTCTTGTTTTACATCATTAATTGCCTCTTTATAACCATTTAACCACGAATCCATTGTTTGTTGCTTTTCAATTTCTTTTGCCTCATTAAATAACGCATCAATTTGCATGTAATTGTTACTATAAAATTGTTCAAATTCTCGAAAATATTCAAGTTCTTTTCTTATCCAATCAATTGCCGTTTTTTCCATTCTATTCTGATTTAAAGGTTTCGTTGTAGTATTGTTCTGCATCAGTTGGATTTCTTTCTATTATTGATAACTTACAATCATACCAAGTTTTCATAATTTGTGACTTCTCCATTTCTTTGGCTTGTTTAATTAAATCTTCTAATAATTGCCAATTTTGTTTTATAACAATTTTACCCAAATTATCTTTTAAATTATACTCAAACCATTCAACCGCCGTTTGTTTTTTCATTCCAACTTTATTTAAATTTTTTATTTCTTGTTTAGGTTTTTTTTCGACGCATTTACCACACACAACAATTCCGATTCCATTACATCCCGAACATAAACCAAATTCCGATTTTTTGTAGCCATCACAACCCGGGCATATTATTTTACCATTAACGCAAATACAATTCATTCCAAATTATTTAAAGTGTTTAATTGTGTTTCTGTTAAATCATATTCATTAATTAGGTTTTCTTTTGTAATATCGCCGTTTTGGATTGCTTTTAAACCACGAATGAATTGATTGTCATTTAGTTTAATTTTAGTCTCTATAACCGGCGTTTGGATATCGTTTGAATGTGTTTTATCTGTGTCGTCTATTGATCCCGTTGGCACCATGAACGAATATAACAATGCATTCTTTAACGCATAAGTTGTGGCTTTACCCGCGCTTTTATCTTGAGAATCAACACCATGACCATAACCAACAATATCAATCGATTCACCCGTTGGAACGTAAACAATTCTATATTTCGCTAAAACTTCAGTGAACACGCTTTGTTTTGTTTTTTCATATTCTTTACCGTTATATGTCTGTGTTTCGGTCCAACGTTCAACGGTTACTTTTGGTTCTATGCTGATTGGATAACAAACCAACTGATTCTTTGCCATGCTTTGACCAATGATCATTTTAACGTCTTTATCCGCAACACCTTTATAACTCGATTTACCATCACCTACAATTAAGTTTTTATCGATATTTTTCACCTCTTGCATCACATTCACCATTGCGGCGAAAATGTTTAAACATTCATTTTTCGGTTCTTCTTTTTTCATCTTCTGATTTTTAAAATAGTAATTCCAAATATTTTTAATTCAAATGTCCGTTCATGATCAATATTTTCGACCATTTTTATTACGTCATCAATTTGATTTTTAATTAATGTGTTGCTTGATTCCGTTTTTTGGTCATTTACTTTAGATTTCCACGCGTTTAAATCATCTTGATTTATGTTTGATAATATTTCATCTTTACGTTTCTCTAATCGCTTCATTTTTAATTTATGATGCATTTCTGAAGTGGATAAATATATTATATCCGCGATTTCAGATTTAGTTTTAGCTGTGTCAATCCATTTATGACCCAAAATTGTCACCCGGATGATGTCATTTTTTTTTAAAATAGTGGGTATTCCTTTTGTAACATTATGGGCTTTACAAATATCTTGTAAATTTGCCCGTTCATTGTAATTAAGCGCCAAATGAATTTCATTAATGGCGTCAATGTACTTTCTGCGCGTGATTTCGCGCATTCCTCTTTTTTTCATGATAAATTAATTAAATTATGTGCGTTATGGATGCGCACCCCCCATTCATAATTAACGTAATGTTTCTATGTGATAAATGGCATCATCGTATTTATCATAAAATGATTCTTCGCCATCTTCAAAATCAGTAACAATATAATCAACGGATTGACCAAAACAGCTGGCAATTGTCACGCCATTATCTAATGCTATATAAACGTAACCGCTGTTTTTATTAAATCCACATGCCATAATGGATTCACCCCATGCTTTCATTCGGTATGCCTTTTGAACTAAAATCCAACTTTCAAAATCTGAACTTCCCAAGTCATTAATAAAATCTAAATTTTCCATGTTTTCCTGTTTTTTTTTTGATGATTAAAATATAAATATCGGATCGATCGCGTCATTATCCGCCTCAAACCCTTTGAATAAATACGAATATTTGATGGATTTTTTTTCATGATCATCTATAACAACCACTTTATAAATCCCTTCATGATGTGATAAAATTTGTAAAACCTGGTATAAATCGCCGCTTAAATGTTTTAAAATATCGCCTGTTTTCATAATTTTAAATGTTTCGATAGGCAAATATATAAATTTAATTTAATATAAGTACTAACTATCTAAACTTTTTTTTTGCTTGATGATAATATTCAGCAATATTTTTTAATTCTCCTTTAGTGAATTTCCTGGTTTTATAAGCGTTATGTCTCAATATCGCAAATTCATCTGGTCCAATTAATTTTTCCAAATTAACCCCATATTCGATCAAATTTCCGTGTAAATGTTGGTTGCAATAAACACATTGGCCATGAACATTTAGTTCATCAAATCTAATTGATCCGTGATTGTGTTTATTCCAATAATGGCCGGCATCGAATTTTTTACCTAATGGTTTTTTACAGGATATGCAATTTTTACCTTTATCACGTTCTCTAATGAATGCATTGAATTTAGTTTGTGCAATCTTAACTAAATCTGAATGACTTAATAAATCACCTTTTAATTTACTTAATCTGTTTTTTTCTTTTTTTCTATGATCCTGTAATTTTTGCATTGCCTCGATCGATTTACAATCTGGATTCCAACAATATTTCTCTAATGTGCTAAATCTGGGTTCGAAGTGTCTTTTGCAATTTTTACATTTTTTCATATTCCATTAAATAAATGCTCATTTAGTTTTTTTAGATCATCTATTTCTTTCATCTGTTTCATCAATTGAACATGATAATTGAAATTTTCATTCCTCAAAACTATTAATTGTTTCTCAATGCCATCTATTATTGTGTAAACATCAGTTAAATTATTCACGTGTTTTGCCATTCCTTCGATATATGGTTTACCGTTAGGATGATTTTTTTCTTTTAATTCATCTATTGATAACCTCATTGATTGGATCACGGTTAGAATAGTGGATTTAGTAAATAGTATATTTATTTCGTTCATGGCTTTCTATTTGCGTATTCTTTTTCACCCCAATAATTAAGGCAATAATATTGATATTTTTCAGTATCTAAATAAAATTTATATATTCCTGTGATGGCAACCCCTTTCGGTTTAGCTTTCGCAACCCTCACATGTAATTCATTATCCTGGTAATATCCTGTTTCATTTTCTGCAATTCCGGATGGCGGCCGCCAAAATGTTAGTACCGCCAAACCTTTACGGAACCATACTTGACCACCGGCTAAATCGCGGGCGGATGGCGGCGGGTAATATGTAATTCCATCTTTGGTTATAGGTGATTGATCGCGTACATGCGTAATGATGAAATTATGTCTGTTCGTTTTCCTGGCATTCTTTCTAACATAACCTAAAATACGCGATAAATATTTATCTTCACGGCCTAAATCAGCTGTTTTATAATCTTCAGTCAATTCATTCCATGGATCAATTAACGTGGTGTGTATTCTCATTCCCGTTTCATTTTCTATTTTATCCACTAAATGATAAAATTTATCAATCGTCAAATCTTCATCCACGGGATCAATCACAACAAAATGATCATTAATGAAATATTCAGATTTTGCCCGTTCCATTTCATCCATCGAATTATTGCCTTTAATATATTTTTTACCAATGTATTTATGGCATAATTCCGAAAATATATCTTTGGCATCCCCTGTTTCCGGTGAATAAATGACGTGATTCCATCCATGCAAACAGCTTAAATTGATCAGCATTTCAAAAATAAATTCAGTTTTACCGGATGCGGGCGCGCCGCCGCCGTAAGTTGTACAACCCAATTTAACCGTGTAAGGAAACCGTTCCCAATCCCATCCAACTAAAAGACCACGTGCATTACCCATTTCGCGCAATTGATCTAATTCTAATTTTACGTTTTCTAATCTTTTATACATTAGTCAAATATTATTGGATGAAATGCCATGATTTTCTTAGGCTGATCAACTAATTGCTGATCATCCCAACATTGACCATTTAACCAGGTGAGCGGATTTTTGCGATATTTTATTTCCGGTGTGGCTAATTTATATTCGGATGCTTTTATTATTATCATGTCAAACAAATCCGGTTTTATCTTCATAAATGATTTCAAGCATTTTGCCCGATCGACTTTTTTATCAAACGCATCCCAAAATTTATTAAAATAAAAATCAATATCAACATTACTTTTTACTTTCTCTTTCTCTTTCTCTTTCTCTTTCATGGTAGGGTCTAACGAAGGTCCTATGTTACCCCCTTGCCAAGGGTCTTCATTAGGGTTTTTTTTATACCATTGCGCTAAATATCCATCAATTTGTAAATCAATAGAATGTTTTTGTGATAGCATCGCAAAATTACTCATCCCGGTTAACGCATCACATTTACCCGTGAATTGTAATTTAAGTAATGCATCATAAAATTTTAGACGTTCCGCGTCATTTAGTTGCGATCCGATTTCCCAATAACTACGATAAAATTTAAATGCTTTCCTCATGTGTGATTGTATTAAATAAAAAACCCGGCCATTTTACTAACGGGTCTCACTTCGCTTTCAAATAACCGGGTAATAATACCTTCTGTTCCTATGTTGTGAGACCGGAACCAAAAACAAATTTACAAATTACTTTTGAATATCCTGTAATATTTGCCGTCAATCTTTTTTTCTATGTAATCAGTTGAATTTTTATATTCCATGAAATAATGATATTTATTCATTTTCCATTCGTGGTGAAAGTATTCCACGCCGTTGATGATATTATTCACCATTTGAAACGTGATCGCGTGTAAATCCTTTAAATCATTTACCTCAATTTCCATCGTTATTTTTTTTGTTTTCTTTTTTGTTGTGGCTTTTATTTGTACTTTCATTTTCGTTCATTTTTATTTGTCTTAATCTGTTCATCAATTCGATGTTGTATGTAGTGAAGAACGCTTTGCGTTCCATGTCATTGACATACCAATTAAATAACGCCCTGGCCATATTCAAAATGTTGAAGTTCATAACATGTTTTCAAATACATGATGCGCATTCGCTCAATTTCTTTTTCGGCGTTCGCAATTTCTGTTTCATGATATCCAATTCCGAATGAATCGTTATTCATTTTCATAATGTCCACTTGATCAGTGACATTTTGTATCAACTTTAAATATGTTAAAGCTAATTCATGTAATCTGATTAATTTATTTACGTCCATAACTAATTATTATTTATTCCAGGAAACCCCCATGTATTAAAATATTTCGATTCTTTTGCGCGATCCAACCAACATTCAATTTCATCATCAATATTCGAATTATGGTAATAATCCTCAAGTAATCGATCATTAATTTCATCCGTTAGCCATTCCATAAAATCTAAATCAAACCCGTATTTGTGCCAATCACACGGCTCAATAAATATTTCATCCATCGCCTTATTATAAAGGTGTATTTGAAACGAAAAATAAATACATGCATGGTTTTGCGTGTCAAATGTGACCGCATAATAATTTTCACTATCTTTTAATTCAACCTCTAAATTGTGAACATAAAAATTGATGCTTTCAAATCTGTTTTTTTTCATGATTTCTGTTTTTAAATGCTTTCAATAATACCAATAATTAATCCTAACAAATAAACCGCTAACGCGAATTTCAAAAAATTTTTCATAATGATGTTTTTTTTAATAAATAGTAAATGTGTATTACATGCTTTTAATCATGGCATCAATAAGTTTATCCATAAATGATTTCGCCCGTTCATTAGTGTCGTAATTATCCAAACATGATAAAATGGTCTGATAAAATGCCGTGCCACCTGGAACACGTTTTTTTTTGATTTCCAATTTTTTACCATTAGATAATGTGATCTGAACTAAATCTGGGTTCACACATTCGAACCAATCCTGAATTTTTAATGTAGAGTTTAAAATTGCTGTTTTCATAATCTTTTTTTTAATTCTGTGCCGTATTGACCCAACAAAGATATAAATTAAATTTAATATAACAACACATGAAGTTAAAAAAAATGAAAATAAATTCAAAAACCCCGTATTTAGTGGGGTTTTCAATTACCTAAAAATACAAAAAAAAGGCTTCGAATCAAACGATTCTTGTTAGTCGAAACGTAAATATAAATAAAAAACCCCAACATTTGCGGGGTTTCTTTTACCTAAATAATTACGTCAATCTGTGCTTAAAAAAAAGAGTATTCAAATATAATTATGTTTCGCGAATAATTGCAACCGTTAACGGTCTTTTATTCATGTAGGTTAACCAAGCATCATATTGCTTGCGTTGGTTCCTTACAAGACACGCTAACGACCAACCATCAATTTTAATTGAATGATCACCGGCGCGATGGCAATTGGCACCAATTATATTAGTGTATTCAATACCAATTTCCTCACTTTTATTATCCTTGTCATTATCTCGGAAATACGGGAATGATTTATTTTGAATGTATGCATCATATTGCCCGCGATGTTTACCGAAAATGTGAGAATTATAAATAATTGTGTCCGCTTTTAATATCGCGCACCCTTTATAATTATAGGTATCGAATTTTTTTAAACCCTGTGCGCCGGCGTTAGATGTCCCGGTACAAACCATAATAAACCGCGGGCGTTCGCCATCCTTTAAACATTCAAACGTGTAAACCTTATCATCAAATTGATTAAAAATATCTTCTATAGATCTAACCCAAATATCGTATAAACCAACAAACCAACCTTTAAACGTTGGCAATTTTTCGACAATTTCTATAAGTTCGATTGCCTTATATTTCCGAACCATTTACAGCAAATTTTTTGGTTAAAATTGCAACTTGTTTTGGCGTTTCGTGTTGGCTTAATTCCGGGCTTGATCGTTTATTATCCAAACAATTGTATAATTTTGTTTCAACTTCACTTAATCTTAAGTTGGTCCAAAATAGCCATGCAACCAGGACACCAATTGCACCATGTTTTTTAATTAGTTCAATCAATGTTAGTGGATTCATTGCGCCGTATTATTAAGTAAATAACTATAAAATGCTTTCATCGTAAACGGGTTTCCATTTTGATCAACAATTAATCTGTTTTCAATATCACTTACGGTAATTTTCAACGTTCCGCCGGTGAATTCATTTAAAATAAATGTTGCGGTTGTTTGATTAAATTTGAATATAGTCCATTTCATCGCAAATTCATGCGTGATGCGGTCACCTTCAAATATTAAATAATTGCCATTTACAAAAACTTTCATCTTTTTATTTCAAATTTACGTAAAAATACGTATTGATTAGAAATTAATCAAAATTTAACCGTTGTAATATGTGCGTTTATTTTTAAATTTATCAGCCACTTTACACGTCAAAATCGCTTTACGGCTGAATTCTTTATATTCAATGGCCGGGGATTCTGAAACAATAACCGGTAAATCCAAATATTTGTAGCTGAAATTATGCGCGTTGTAATCACTAATAAATAATTCGTTTTCGCTCAATAAATACAATTCCACTAATGGCGTGATGATGCATTCATTTTCCGGATCAGTTGTTATTGTATAATCGAATAGATTTTCACGAATATTCCGTTTTACTTCTCTATTATTATAAATCAAATTATCAATAGCCATATTCGGTTGACGATCGCCAATGAAACCGTAAAACCTATGTGTACTTACAACATTGGAAGCCGTGAAGTCAATTCCTTCATTTTCTTGGTATCCATTAAATATCGCTTTGACGCGTGCCGTTTTTAATGCTGATTGTATGCTATATTCTTTTAATTGATATTCGCCCCATTCCAACGTTCCGGAAATTCCGGATATTTGATATTCAATAACTAATAGATAACATCCAATTCCATCGCTTGCTAAAACATCACGCCATTCGATTGTTGTAAAATATGCGTTGGCATCATTTACAAAATTCTGAATTGTAGGTGTGTAATTAGTTATGACACCTTCTTTATATAAAATAAAATTGAAAGTATCTAATTGATCACTAATTTTAATCCATGCGCTTGTGATATCATTTTTCCAACTTTCAGTTTCATTTGATGCTAAAACCATTTGTTTACAGCAACAATCTTTTAAACCGCGATTTTGTTCAACAAATGTCGATGGTAATTTTATAGAATTAAATACTTTGGCAAATCGATCTTCTCGCTTTTTACAACCACATGATTTACTTTCGAAATAATAAATGAACGGTGTTAACCGCCATTCTAAAACCGATCCAATCGGGCATAATCCAGAACTAACTAATGTCGCAACTATTGCCGTTCCGCCTTTGCCATCTGTTGTAATTTGCCAATTGAACCCATCAAACCAAATAGAATATGTGATACCATTTACTATAAATTCGAATACTGATTTATTATTGTATTCTGATGTGCTTGTTAATTCAAATTGATAAATTAAACTTTCATTTGTTTCTTGAAAACTGACTATTAAACACGTGCAAGAATCACATTCTTCAGTTTTAAAAACATCAAATGTTGATCCTGGCAACCATACCGGCATTTCCGCAATTGGGCATGGATTAGTATTTGTTTTAATCCCTGTGATGGATGGACCAGAACCAATTTCTGTGGATACAAACCAATTATTTAATGCATCATGCCAAATGTAATACGTGATGTCACCAATAGTAAATTCATAAGTATTATAACCGTTATAAGTACCGGTTGCAAATATTTCTATGGTTGTTGATCCGCTTGGATCATCAATTACGTGGTAGGTCAGTTTTAAACAATCGCACATTTTATTAATATATTTTATTTAACACGAAAA